AGATGCTCGTAAAGAGTTTGCAGGTTTAGACCCTGATGTTCAGAATATGCTTAAGTTTTTATATCCTAATGCTGACTATACAAAAGAAGCACCAGACGCTTTAGACAATGTTTTAAAGGTTGGCAAAATTGTAGGAACTGGTTTAGCCAGCCCGCTTATTGGAACATTTAAAGCCCTTGGCGCGTGGAATCGTATTATTAATACTCCATACCTAGTAGCACGACAGGTTGCACAAGGTGAAGGTTTGTTCAATAAACAAACATTTACTGATGCTTGGGATGGACGTAGAATTTATGACCATGGTGCGCTAGCAACTGCAATTAAAACTCATGGTAATGCTAGTGTTGAAGTAGCAAAAGGTTTACTTTCTGGTAAAACACCTGGAGAAATTATTCAGGCTTATGGAAAAGTAGATGATGATTTACTTTCTGCTATTCAGATAGCCTATAATGATGAAGAAAAGTTTAAAACAGTACTTGATGATGTTAAATATTCTCAAGTTAGCCCTGGTCGTGACATTGCTCGTGCTGTATTTGGCACAAAACAAGGCGATGTAGACTGGCGTACTCGCAAAACTTCTGGTGCTATTGACTTTATGTATCAGATTTTAGTTGACCCACTATCGTGGGCTACTGGTGGTACAAGTAAACTGGCTACTGTTGCATCTAAAGCACCACTATATGGTCGTTTTGTTAGAGCCGCTCAAAAAACCAATGGCGACTACATGGTTGAATCCATTCGTAAGTATGGCGGCGCTGGAGTAGAAGATACCTTTAACAAGTTTCCAGATGTCCGCAAGCACTGGGATACTGAAATTGGTCCTGCTGTTAAAAAGTATATTAATGCTGAAGGTGATTACAGCAAGGGCGAAGCATATCGCGCTATTGCAGAACAATTTCCTGGCCATGCAAATCGTTCTTGGGTAGCATTATTAGGACGCAACAATATTGTAGATGCTGAATCTGCTATTCAATACTTTGGTAAAGACGTAGATGCTGCTAAGAAGTTAATGGCAGGCCGTGTTGATGGTATGCAGTACTATCGCAATGGTATTCCTACATCACGTAATCAGCGTCAGATTGGCTCTAAATTTAGCGCTAAGGTTAACGACTTCTTAAATCCTAAGTATACAGAAGAAGAAGGCGATGCAGCCTGGAAAGCCCTTACTACAGTAGGGCCTAAAGAAGCAAACTATGTTTCTAAAGAAGTAAAAGATTTAGAAAAGTTTTATAAGGGTATATCTCGCAAAGAAAAGATTGCCCGTGCTATGGGTAGAACACCACAAAATCGTTCTATTCGTATTGGCGATAAGGCTATTGAAACTGCAGATGTATTCTACGATACTGTTCGTAATATTTTACCTGCAGATTTATCTGACATGCTTACGCATAAATTTGTTAATTCAACTGCAGATGAACAGGTACAAGTTCTACGCAGTGTATATACAGCAGTTATGCAGAAGGCTGGTCTTGAAGGCCATGCTAAAGGCAAGCAGTTAATTGACGAAACTTTAAAGGCTAAGTTTGGTGATGTAGAAGGTATGTCAGTTGTTACAGAACTGAATATTCCTGCTCATTTAAGTGGCAAAGTTAAAGGTGCTGGACTTAAAATTGCTGATGGTATTGAACATTATGAGAGTAATGGTCTTATTCATCCATTCCAAGAAACCAATGCAATTGGAAATCTTGACTATCAGTTAATTGCACAGACCGCATATGAGATTAAAACTAAAAAGAATCTTGTTATGGCGGTTGCTCAAGGAGCATCAGCATCAAAATTTAGTTCTGAATTTGTAAATTTTTGGTCTATCTTTACATTATTCCCACGTCTAGGTATTCGTTCTGCAATTGACGAAGGCGTAATGTTTATGCTTACTGCCCCTGCTAGAGATATCTTTGATGTTCTAACTCGCAAGGGTTCACGCATGGGTAAAGTTGCTACTGCAGCAACTGGCTCTAAGAGCACAGAAGGTTTCAAGGCCGCACTTCGCAGTAAACTTGGTATGCAAAATGTATCTGAATCTATTGACGTTGGTCAGCGTATTGCTATACGCAAACAGATTGCAGAAAATGCAGGCATTTCTGAAGAGCAAGTTAGGAATCTTGAATTAGCCCTTGCGACTGCACATCATGCAAATAAGTTGTTTCCTTCTAAATTAGATGCCGAAGATTTAAACTACTTTACACAGGCGTTATCTCATAACGGAAATGTTCTTGCTGGTTCAGCAGCATCTATTGCTAGCCGTGCTTCTTTAACTTCACGTCCTGCTACTGAAATTGCAGAGCAATTAGTTCCATTAAGTAAGTTTGATGTAATGCTTAAAGAATCAGATATTGTTTCTAATGCAAAAGGATTAGTAGTAGATACACGTGATATTGAAAAGGCTCAATCTTTAGGTTTACATCCAGTTGCAACAGTTCATTTTGAGAACTGGGGTAAACGTTTTTATGGCAACTCACGTGCTATTGCTGGTAAAGAACCACGCTACTACACACCAGTAAATGCTTTCTTTGATAACAATGCACTAAAAACAGAAAAAGATTTTAATATTGCAGTAGATACACTGCTTCGTCAGGTTGGTATTGGCAAGAATAAACCGCTTGCAGATGCTGTTGGCAAAGAAACAATGGATGCTTTAGATGGTCAGTTTGCCTATGTGGTTGATGACCCTAAAGCCTTGGCTGATTTTTTAACTATGTCAAGTTTACGCACAACTCAATTGCGTCAACGTGGTGTATCTGAGATTGATATTGCTCGTGACCAAGTTACTCGCGCATTGCTAGATATGTATACAACATTTCATGGCAAAGCAGATAACTTTAATGAAGATTTATTACGTTTAGTACGCTCTCGTCATAAAGAGATGGGCGATTCTGCTTCTTGGAATTCAGCCGCTCAGTCAGTAGATTTTGAAGACTTTGTTAAATTAACTAATGGTATGCAGCCAGAAGGTAAGATGTTTACTACCTTGGATATTGAAGGTATAACAGATACAGAGTCTGCTCTTAAGAAACTTGGTAATAACATGATGGAAATCATGGATAATCAGGTTACAGGTATTTTACGTCAGCCAGCAATTATGGTTAGTTACTTGCGTATCCGCAAGAACTTGGCTGGCCTAGAGAAACAACACTATGATGATTTGCTTTCTAATCAGATTAAGTTCTTTAAAGAAGAAGGCATTAATCCTAATGGTGTTAAGTACTATAAAAAAGATGGCACTAAAGTAACTTGGCTTGAAGATGCTAAAGAAAATATTAATGAAGTAGTTAATAAGAAGTTTACCGAACTTGCTATTCAGGATGCAGCAGATACAGTATTAAAGTTTGCTGATAACCCTAATATTCGTTCTAACTTTGCTTTATCTGCACGAAACGTAGGACGTTTCTACCGTGCTACTGAAGATTTTTGGCGCCGTATGTATCGTATGAAAGATGCAAAACTACGTGCTGCATACCGCATGCGCCTAGCACATGTTGGTTTAGATGCCAGCGGAGATGTCTATGAAGATGCTAATGGTCAGCCATATGTAATGATGCCTATGGATGATATTATCTTTAAGACAGTTGATAATGTAGTCCGCACTTTAGGCCCAGGTGCTGAGTCATTTAAGCAACCATTGTTTAATGATTTTACTTTTAAACTATCTTTGGCTAACCCATCCTTTAGTCCAGATGCAGGTTTACCTACTTTATCTGGCCCAATTGGTGCCTTAAGTATTCTTACAATGAAGTCAATTCTTGGTCAAACTGGTTCTACTGGTAAGCGCATTGGTGAAGAATTAGATAACTTTGCACTAGGCAACATTGGCGATAATATTGATATTGTTCGTGCAGTAGTTCCTGCTTCATTACAGAAAGTATATTCAATACTTCCTGTGAATGAGAAGTCTCGTCAAGAGGCTACTGCAGCAATGCAGGCTATTGCATTTAATGCAGCAGCAGGCAATGCTCCTGGCCCAGATTCTACTCCAGAAGAACGATATGAATATTTAAAGAATATCCGTATCTCTGCACATAATGTAATGGTTATGCGTGCAGCATTAGGACTTTTGTCTCCGCTTACTGCAACTACACAGGAAAGCAAGAATGTTCCAGACTATCTACTTAATGTAGGTATTACTGGCTTGCGTCCCGAATTTTATGATTTAGTTAATGCAGTAACTCAGCGTTATGGTGGAGATGTTCAGAATCCATATGACTTGGCTGTGGCTACATTCGTAGGTAAGAATCCTAATAAGATTATTTATACAGTATCACGTGATGATAAGCAGACTAACGTAGTTATTAATAAAACTAAGGCCATGAAAGATTGGTATATCAGCAATCAAAATTTAGTTGATACCTATGGAGAAGCGGCATTTATTTTTGCTCCACATACTGGAGATTTTGATGCTTCTAGTTATGCGTGGATTGAGGCTGCTGGCTTTGTTAAAAACAAAGACCTAGAGCAGTACTACTTAGATGTGATGGTTTCTCGTGATAAGCAGGCTTATTTTAATATTGCCCGTGACGAGAAAGAAGCCCTTGCTAATACAGCAAGCATTACGGCACGTAAAGCAATTATTGCTAATGCAACATATCAGCGTGCTAATATGAAGTTGGCTAATCCATTCCTTGAAGCAGCCATTACTGGTGGCGGAAATGAAATTGCAACTGAACAAAATATGTTTACAAATATTGAGGCTATCTTAAATAATGTAAATATCCCTATGCAACCTGGAACTAGAAGCAAGATGTTAATTCTATCTAATCAGATTCGCAACTTTATTAACATGGCTACTGACCCAGAATTACGTAACACAGTTAACTTTTCAGATATGAAACGTAGTCGCAAGGAAGAAATTCAAGCATTAATTAATGATTTCATTGAAGGAGATATGGTGGTTAAGGAAGCAAACAGGGCTGTGTTCCAGGCAATTCTTGATTACTATTCACGTGAGACATACTCAGCAGTTACGAAGGGTTACTAATGGCAGTCAGTAAGCAAACTGAAGAGTTTCTTAAGTACGCTCTTAAGAATATCGGCAAAGGTCGCAGTGCAAAGATTTCTAATGTTGATAAAGTTTCTTCTCCATTTATTATTAGTAAGTATAATACTTGGGGCGAAGTCTATGATGCTGCCTTAAAAGAATATTATGCACAGGGTGGAACTAAAGATACTCTTGGTAAACTAAAAGACCCTAACTATAAGCCAACTACTGCACCTACTGGCACAACCCCTATGACTCCAGAAGTTGCAGCGCTAGACCCACTTGGTCAAGTTATTAAAGATAAGGGTATTACTGCATCGACAGATGCTAATGGCAATACAACTCTTGTTGATAAGGCTGGCGTAGAACATTTTCTATATGTAGATACATATAAAGACTCTACAGGTAAAACAGTAAGCCGTGTTAATATTTCTTCAGATTATGATGAGATTGCTAAGAAAGCAATTCTTAACTATCAGACAAGTGCTGGTGGTATCAATACTTTATTTGATTCTTTATATAAAAAGAATTTAATTACAAAAGCAACCTATGATGCTAAGAATATTTCTGCTCCTGACTTTAAAAAAGGATTGCAGTATGCAATTAGGCAGTATGGCATTTCGGCTTTTGATGCTAGACAATTTAAGCAAACAACAACTGTAGGAACTCTTGGCTCATTTCTTGCAGGTAATGCAATTGCTGGAACTGGTTCTGGTGGTACATCTACAGATATTAGAACACAGATAACAACACGTCCTGATTCTGATGAAGAAGCAAACCGATTTGCTATGGAGTTTGCTGGCCGCAATGCTACTAAGGCTGAAAAAGATGCTTACTATGCAATGCTTAATGAAGCAGAAAAGAAAGCAGTAGTTAAGTCAACCACAACTACTGGTTCATCTACACGCAGTGGTGTAGATACTGGTTCGTTTATTGACCAGACTGATAAGACATTAATGTTAGGCAAAGTATTTGCTAATTCAATTGCTGGCACAGACTTAGATGTTATTATTAAATCTGGTGCTGGTGCTGCTCAGGCTATTAATAGTATTAAAACCTATGCCAAGAAGTATGGTATTACTCTTTCAGATGAACAGTCTATGGCCTATGTGGTTGATAACATGAAAACTGGCAAAGATTTAAAGACTACTCAGGCCAAGATTCAAAAGTTATCTAAGATTAAATATAGCAATCTTTCAGATTTTATTGATGATGATACTTCTGTTGAGGATATTGCATCAGAGGCTATATATAAAGTTTCTCAATTAACTGGTATTCCATATAAATCTTTATCTGTTAATCATGGAGTTGTTGCTAAGGCTCTTGCTAATAATGGCAAACCTGGTGTTATGACAGATGCAGAACTTTCATATCTAATTAAGACAGACCCTGAGACTAAGCAACTATGGCTTAATACTCCAGGTGCTAAAGAAGAAGCATCAGGATATGCAAATGATATCTTGCGTATGTTTGGATTGAGGGCGTAATGGCAGTAGATACAGCAGCAGCACTTCGTAAATTACAATCTGGTAGTACATTAACTGCAGAAGAAAAAGCAGCATTAGGCATGGGGCCTGCTGTTCCTGTAGTAAAAAATATAAATAATATGACTCAGGCTGAAATTGATGCCGCTACCGCAAAAGTTGTTGCTACTGGTGGAAAGTCTACTGATGCTGCAAATGTTCTTCCTGGTGAAACACGTTCTGAAGCAAATGCTCGTATTACCGCTGGCTATAAAGAAATGCTTGCTAAACCAGTTCTTAGCGCAGAAGCAGAAGACGCTGGTGCTAAAGTACAATTTGTTCGTACTGGTACAGGTGGTCAAGGTGAATATACAGTAGTAACTCCTATTGGTTATACTGGCCCAACTACAACAACTCAATGGACAGAAGGTATTATTCCAGCAACTGGAAAATATACCACTGGCACAACACTTGGTGTTATGAGTGACGGTAAGGGTGGCTATACAACCGTAACTGGTGCTCCTATAACTACAAAAACTGGGGGCACTAGTGGTACTGGTAATACAAGTGGAACAGGTAGCACTGGCGGAACTGGTGGTACTAGAGGCACAGGCGGCACAGGCGGCACAGGCGGAACAGGTGGTACTGGAGGAACTGGTGGTAATACATCAGTACCAGTAACTCTTGTTTCTACAGAAACAGATGAGTATGGAAATACGGTTGGTTTTTATTCCGATGGTTCTCAAAAAATTCTTCTTGCTTCAGGTAAGAAATATGCATCAACTGTAGATGAAGATGCTTATGCTATTCTTAAAAAGACATTTGCTGATTATGGTTTAGATGACTCAGAAATTCTTAAGGCTATTCAAGGTTATATGGAGCGTGGTTTAGGTTCTGAGCAGGCTGGTCTAGAACTACGTAAGACAACTGCTTATACTACACGTTTTAAAGGTAATGAAACTCGCCGTGCCGCTAATCTTAATGTTTTATCAGAGGCTGAATATTTAGCACTAGAAGATTCATATAATGAAACTTTACGTGCTTACGGATTACAGGGTTATTTTGGTACAGACCGCAAGGTTGCTACAGCAGCAATGGCTGACATTATTGGTAATGATATTTCAGCCGTAGAGTTTAAAGATAGAATTGATACTGTAGTAACTCGTGTTAATAATGCTGACCCTAATATTAAAGCAACCTTAAAAGGATTCTATAATATTACAGATACAGATTTAGTTAAGTATTTCCTTAATCCTAAAGAAGCACTACCTATATTAAAGCAGAAAGTAACTGCTGCTGAAATTGGTTCTGAGTTTATTAAACAAGGTTTAGTTACTGGTCTTACATCAGCAGAAGAGTATGCTAAGTTAGGTATTGATAAAGCAACTGCCGCTAAGGGTGCAGAAACTATTGCTGCAATTATGCCAGAGACAACTAAACTTAGCCAGATTTATGCTGAAGAAGGTATTAATTATAGCCAATTAACAGCAGAAGAAGAAGTTCTCAAGAACCTTGATTCTGCTAGACGTAAGCGTTTGAAACTTGCAGAAAAAGCAGTTGGCTCATTTAGTGGTGCCTCTGGTTTAGGCCAGGGCGCACTGCGTAGTCAATCACGCGGTCAAATATAAGAATCCCTAGACGGACCGACCAGCCCCGTCAGGTGTAAGAGTCTGGTAGCAGAAGCCAATTATCTATCCCCTTAAATAATTGTGGTCTGCGATAACTACTAACGAAGGGTGATGTTGCATGAGCAACGAAAACTACTGGGAAGACGATGACAACAATCAGGAGAATGAAGTAATTTATTCTAATAACTCGCAGGGCGATAATGGTATCGCTAACCTACGTAAAGCCAAGCGAGCAGATGAAAAGCGCATTAAAGAACTTGAAGAACAGTTAGCGAAGTTCTCTAAGGAATCTAATGAGCGAGTTGTTAAAGAAATCCTAGAATCTAAGGGAGTCAATTTAAAGGCTGCCCGTCTTGTCCTTAAGGACTTAGATACCATTGATGAGCAATCAGTTACTAACTGGCTCACAGAGAATGGTGAACTGATTGGGTATACGCCTAATAATAATCAGGTTGATAATGAAAACATCCGTGCTTTAAAGCAACAAGATGATTTCACTCAATCTGCTGACACTCCTGCTTATTCAGAAGACATTGAAAGAGCAATCTTAAATGCAACCTCTGAAGAAGAGATTATGTCAATCATTAAATCACTTGGTTAATTCGTAACCAACTAAACCAGAAAGGTAGGACATCGCCAAATGGCAGACGTCTTTACAACTACATCCTCTGGGTTAGGAAGCAATCTTGTAACATTAGCCTACGATAAACTTATCGAGACTAATCTTCGTATCCTTCCAAAGTTCCGTGAAATTGCGGACAAGAAGGTCGGCTCCCTAACACATAACGGTTCTTCAATCCGTTTCCAGTTCAATACAGATATTTCTGATACAACCGTAGCAGGTGCAACATTATCTGAAACTACTGACCCAGATTCAGTAGCACTACCAGCAACATCATACATTGACGTTGCACAGGTAGAACTTGGTCGTTCAGTGCTTCCAGTTAAGAAGATTAACTTGATGTCACTTGCAAACATTGACCCATGGGTTGCTAACGCAGTTGGCTTCAACATGACAAAGACACTTGACAATGCAATTCTTGCAAAGTTAGATGCAGGCGCAAACATTGTTCGCGTTGCAGGTGGTTCAGGCGCAGTTTCAAACGTATATGAAGGCGTTGGAACAGTTGCTGCTAAGAACACAATTGCACCAGCAGATACAATGAAGTCTGCTGCTATCCGTACTGCTGTTACTAAGATGCGTGCTGCAGGAGTTCAGTACAAGGCTGCTGGTATGTATGTTGCATACATTCACCCAGAAGTTTCTGCTGACCTACGCACAGAAACAGGTAACAACGTATGGCGTACACCACACGAGTACCAGAATGCTGCTCCACTTTACGGCGGAGAAACAGGTTCATGGGAAGGCGTTCGTTTCATTGAAACAGCAAACGCTACAAACTCACAGTCAGGTACTGGCTCAGGCGGTACTCAAACACGTGTATACAACACATACGTAGTTGGTGCACAGGCTCTTGCAGAAGCCGTATGGAAAGAACCAGGAATGGAAGTTGGCGTAGTCCAAGACCGTTTCAATCGTTTCTCTCCTGTTGGCTGGTACGGAATCATTAACTGGGCGCTTTATCGCACTCCATCATTGGTTCGTATTGAGACTGCAGCATCAGGCCGTCCAAACGCTTAGTCGTTAGACACATAGGGCTAGGGGCAACTCTAGCCCTATGGGTAAACCTACTAGGGAGAACTTATGGCTTTTATATTTACTACACCTACNNGTTCTAGAAGAACTGGAAAGTGACGGACATCCATTGTTTTCTAGAATTAAAATCCATAAAGGGATTACAGTTCTAAAAACTGGCGCTGTTTATACTCAGGTTAGATATCCGTCATGTGAAGAAGTAGATGCTGCAGATATAGCCTACATTGGTGGCTATTCATATGAAGTAGATTCAACAGAGAAAGCAGCCCTTGAGGCTGCAGGATATACGGTGACAACAGTATGAC